CTAGAACTGTTGATAATTTATTTTATGGACTCTACCATAGATTCTTTGCTTCTCATCTGTATTTGGAAGAGCAGCACGCTTAACAATTCTAGGATTACTGTAACTCAAAATTTTTACCTAAAGTGTTGAAGAAGATTGATTCCTTTGACAAAACTTACATGCTTAAGTACAATCCTTTGTAAGATATCAACTCAAGGACAGGATTCAGTCAAGTGAAGAAAGATAATTATGCAAAACAAGTGTATAGAGAATGTGGTAATAGCAAGATCTCTAAGGGCAGTTTTTAGACCATGCTTAAAGGGGGTGAAGTGTATTGTACAGAACCTAATAACATCTCTTCCAACTAGGTGAAGGGAGTATCTGAAAGACCTCGTACTATATGTAACCCTAGTCAACAATTTTGCGGTTTATTGACGCTCTTATAAAGTTTGTTTTGGCCCATGTTGAAACACGCTTTGCCAGGTTTCATATAAGGCTACAACAAAAAATAGTTACAAAAAATTTTTACTGCTAATGTATCTAAAAACATGTTTAGCCACTCTATAGATGGAAGCGCATTTGAAAGCACTCAACACACCACCTTGAGAAAATCTTGCATAGATCCTATCACTAGGAAGCTAGTATAAGTACTTTTCAATCAGTTGAGACAAAATAAGTGGTTTATCGACAATGTGCCTGACATCAATCAACTGTAATAAACTTTTTTGGAAAACGCACTAGACCATAGAAGCATAATGTTCGTAAAGATTCCAAATATCAATGTCACTCCTTGGCCGAAAGATATCCTTAACTTGTTTAGAAAGACACAACCTTAGTATGTTAACCTTCTATCTCCCTGGTAGCATTTCATGTACTATGACATCTCGGGTATGACTTTTAGTGGACATCCGTTCACTACATATTATAACACTGTTTCTTCTCTAGCTTACGGGAATTTCTATTTGTATGTTTCTTAAAAGGATACTTCGCCTTTCTTTATGTGGGCCGCAGGAGATGACTTAGTTATATGGCACGTTCAGGACATCTCTCTCTCTATACTTTAGTGCACCTCTCGGAAAAAGGATGTAGGTTTCAGTTTATTAGGTTAATGCGTCAAAGAGGTATTGGTCTAAAGTTACGACCAATTTGATTTTTGCTCCAAGTGGGTATTCGAAGGTCGAATGTCCAGAGATTATTCTAAAGTCCTAACTCACAAAATGACTTACAACAAGAGTAATCAATAGATAATCAACGATCCTTCTTTACACGCGATGGCCATCTATCTTGGTATACGAAGTGAAAGATCTTCTAGAATCTTAGAATAAATATGTCTAGCTCGCGTGTTGCAGATCAGAGACAACTTAAAGTTGACAAAGGCTCAATATAACTTGCTTCAGCTGTAGAACAAGTACTTATATCAAGAAGAAGTTTTCTAAGATTATTACATAGATGAAGCTTACATCAACCATAAACTAGGAGTTAGTATTTATAATTTGCTCTCAATGTTCGAGAGTCAAGACCCTCGAGTCAACGGTCTCTAGGAGGATTTTAGACATGTATAAAATACACACATTAAAATCAATAATGAATTAATAATAAGGTAAAAATAAGCAAAATAATAAAAATAAAAACAAATAAAGCAAAACGACAAACAGAAGAAATAGAGCAAGAAGCACTAGAAACATCTTCCCTAAACGAGGTAACAATAGAGTGTAACCTCTTAGGTAGCAATAATTGTAGCCTAAAAATTAGATAGGAGTCAACAGGGTCTAACACAGGGAAATGTTGGTGGAGTAGATTGGTCCAAATCATACTCTAGTATATCAAGTGAATGCAGGTAATACTTACTTAGCTCCTTGGCTTGCTTCTATAGCTGTTGGATATGAAAAATACAAAATAAATAATATTTCTTTAGATTATTGCAGTACTTGTTCAGCCACAGCAGAAGGTTATATCGTAATAGCTTACGATACGGACCCAGCTGATGTAACTACTGCTTCCGGTCTTTCTTTTACAGAACTGTCCAATTTTAAGTACAGGAAGTAAATATAAGCTTATAGCAACGGAAGTCTCAGTGTAGACTCTGAAGCAAAAAGGAAAAAATTTTACGTTGGACAGCCACTACAAGAACAACAAGTAAGTCTCACTGACTATTACCCAGGTTATTACGTAGTGAAGAGTAGTGCAAGTAATGCATTATTAATGGGCCAGTTATATGTCACTTATGACATTACTCTTTATGACCCACAACCTAGTGCAGCCGTCAATCAGTGGTTAGAAGAGATGACACAGTACACCTATACTTCGTAGTTTTCTTCTAGCGCTACTAGGATACCAGAACAATCTATCAAAGCCCCAGGCATTCAGTATGAAATCAACCCAGTTACAGCTAACTAAGTTGATTTGATTTTTGATAGAGATTTTGAAGGCACTATTGCTCTGGACACATTATATGGCACGGCTCCAACAGCCGATGTCAGTGGTGGCTTGCTTGCCACTTTACTATCTACGGTTTATCCCGTGGTAGTGAATGCTGTTGTAGGAACTACATGGATACTACAGTAAGCATTTAAAGTCAAGAAGGGAGGGAAAATATCTTTTAAAGCAGATACGAACTCAGCTATCTTGAAGAGTGCTGTTAAACTAGCCATTAGCGCGTTGGGGC